AACGGATAGCGTAGCGGATCAGGAAACGGCGGCGGGCTAAACCCCGCCGCTTTTTCGTCGGTGGCGTGGTGTTTGTTGTGGTAAAATAAAGCGATGAGGTTTCTCGTAAAACGTCAGCTGCGCACGGGTGGAAAGACTCTCCAACCGGGTGATGTCGTCGACCTCGACGGCAAGCACGTTCGCGCACTCATCGATCAGCGTTACATTGAGCCGTGCTCTGAGCCGGCGCCGAAAGGCAAGGGAAAGTAAATGCAAAAGCTCTCAGGCGCAAAGGCCAAAGTCGGCAAGATTCAACTCGGCAACGGCTTGGCGCTGTCCGCAGTGAAACTCCCCATTTCGAACCGAGGCGCGTCCGAGGTCGACACCGGATGGGACCTTCCCGCGAAAGCCGTTGTCGTTGACTGCTATGTCGATATCCGCACCCTTGAAGCTACCGGGTCAACCAAGACCATTGACGTAGGATTGCTCTCATCCGAGACCGGCGGCGACGCTGACGGCTTCCTTGACGGCGTATCTACCGCCTCGGCCCGCATAGTCCAGGGCACACTAGCAGCCGGTACGATCACCCGTGGCGCGCTGCTTCGGCAAGCCTCCGGCGTGTCCGTAGCCTACTCCGAGGGCAAGCACCTCGCCGACAGTGTAGCCGCCAAAAGCGTTAGCTACACGCTGGGCTCCGCGCACACGGAGATTGAAGGCGACATCCACATCATCTACTCGCAGCTGCGGTAGCCTCTAGGAGGGCACCTTGACCTGGACCTACACGCCGGGTTGGCTGCTTTCCGCAACCGGCACAACGCTTTCTATGGTAGCTGTCCGCACGCTGATCGGCGATACGGACAGCACCGATCAACAGCTTCCCGATGAGACGCTGTACTACGTTCTCAGCATCGAGTCCACGATCACTTACGCGGCGGCGGCGGCCTGCGACCTGTTGGCCGGCAAGTATGCCCGCAAAGTAAGCACCACGATCGGGGAGACTAGCGTCGCGAACGAGACGCTGATGAAACACTACGTCGACCTGGCGAACCGCATCCGCGCGGGCGGCGCGGGTGGCATACCCGGCGGAACGGGCGGCGGCGTGATCCTCGCCGACGCCTACGTCGGTGGCCAGTCCGTCGCCGACAAGGAGGCGCTCGACGATGACGACGACAATAACCAGCCCGATTTCCGCATCGGCCAAGACGACTTCCCCGGCAACGAAAGCGACTAGCGTATGGCGACAGATCCATCCCTAGTCGCCATGATGAAGACCGTGATCGCCATGTCGGCCACGGCCTCCCCAGCGACCGTCGACATCTACGGCCAGCCGTATATGGCCACGGCGGCGACGCTCTTTGCTCGTGTCCAATCGATTTCGGAAGAGGTAATCACCTCGGAAGGCGAGAAGGAACGCAGCTCCATCACGATCTATTTGCCCGACACCGCCACGGCCCCTACCCTGAACTCGCGGTTTTGGCTCGACGGTGAGGACTTCACCGATTCCAAAGAGGCCCGGCGACCGAAGCTGGTACAGAAGCGCGTTGACGAGAACGGCAACCTTGCCCATTGGAAGGTTTACCTATGAGCGTCAAGATCGACGGCATGGACGAGCTTTTGGAGGCTCTTAAGGAGATCGGCGAGGAGGCCCCGAAGGTCGCCGGCGCGGCCCTGTACGAGCACGGCCAAAACATCATGGTGGATTCCGTCGAGATGGCTCCCCTAGGCGAGACCGGAGCTCTTCGCGGCGGGGCCTATTGCACACTACCCGACGACGAAGGCGGCGTGGAGATCGGCTATGGCGGACCGGCCGGGCCCTACCTCGTCAGGCAGCACGAAGACACGACGCTGAAACACAAGGTGGGGGAGCATCACTTTCTAACGAAGGCGGTCCAAAAGCACGCCGGCAACCTCACCCGGACCCTGGCCCGCGCCATCGATACTTTCATGCGGACCAAGAAGCCTCCCCCGCTCGTCTCGAAGGGCATTAAGGCGCAGCCATGATCCCTGAAGCCGACGTCCGAACCCACCTCATCACCCAAAGCGTGATCGCGAGCTCGGCCATCTTTATCGGCGGCGCACGCCGCGCCGGTAACGGCATCCCCCACAAGGCCGTTTTCGTCAGCCAAAACGGCGGCTATCCGCCGAGCGAGTACATGGGCGGGGTGTCCACCACCTATTACGCCCGCACCGTTCAGGTCCGGGTGCGCGGCGACGTGAACGACTATGCGGCGGGGCTAACCCTCGCCAACGCGGCCCACAACGCGCTACAGCGCGCCACGATATCCGGTTACGTCCGCGTAACCTGTAACCAGTCCGCGCCCATGTACATGGGCTTCGATGAGGTCGAGCACCCGGAATGGTCCTTCGACTGCACTTTGGAGAGCAAGGGCTAGGCCTAAAACGTGGTACAATAGGCGGTACCGAACGAGGTTTTTAGATGGCGCTTCCTGGATACAACCTGGTAATTTCCGTGGCGACGGGTGCGTCGACTACCTATTCGCCCGTGGACGGGATCAAGCAGATTTCCGTAAGCGATTCTACGGACATGCTGGATATCACCGATTTCCAGGACAGCAACCTCCGCCGACGGCTCGCGGGTTTGCGGGACCTCAGCGTCTCCCTTTCTGGCGAGCTCGAGACCACGGACACCGGATGGAAGAACCTTAAGGCCTGCTACGACGCCGGCGCGATTGCCTACGTGATGATCCAAACCTCCGCCACCAACGGCTACACGTACGCTATGCTCGCGGACTCCTTCGAGGTTTCCGCCAGCGTTGACGGAACCGTGCAGCTCTCGGCGAGCACGAAGCACGAAGGCACAATCACCCCCGTGAAGATCGGAAACGGTTTCTAGTGGGCGCGCTGGTCGCTATCATGGCGGTCATGGCGGCCTTGGGGCTTTATTGGGTTTGGGGGGATTGAGTGGCGAAAGCCGGGTACACATGCGCGGTTCGGAGGCAAGGCACATCAACGTCGATGACCGCCGAAGCCACTACCAATTTGTCCGGCAACACCTACTACATCACGTCCCAAGCGAAACGCTGTATAGATCCCGCGTCGATCTGGCACGTTAAGGACGGGGTGACGACGCTCGCCTACACGGCGGTTTCGGTGAACTTCCTTTTCGGCGAAGTCACTCTAGGCAGCGCCCCCGGCGGTGCGGTTACCATCACCGGGAACTACCTCCCACTCACCACCGCGTCCGAATTCCTGGTTAACGCTAAGGGCTTCAAGGTCAACCGTTCCACCGACATGCTCGACGTGACGACCTTCGCGTCAACGCTCGGCCTTCGGCTCCGGGATCCGGGCCTGATGGACGCGACCGTCAGCGTCGACATGCTGCTCTCGGAAACGGAACTAAACGCCCTGCGCACCTACAGCGATGCGGGGACGGCTGTCGTTATCGAGATCTATTGGGGCACAGATCCACGCCTGCGCATGTACAGCTTGATCGACAGCATCGAGGTTTCCGGATCGGTGGACGGGCTGATCGAGGCATCCGTCGGATTCAAGATGGCCACCTACAAGAGCTCTGAAGGCGCGTTCTTCACCGGGTACTCCGAAAAAACGTTGCTGTAACGCGGGGTATGGTATAAAGAGCCATGAGCAACCTACGCGAAAAAGCCCTTCTCTTTACCCCCTTCCGCGAAAAGACCGTCACGGTCGTGGCGGCGTTGCCCGATGGCGGCGCCGTCGATCTTACGTTCCTGGTGCGGCAACCTAGTGTGGGGCAGCGCTCCCGCATCGCCGCCGAGGCCAAGGGCGACTTAGAAGGCATGGGCGCTGCCGCGGCGTTGACCGCGGCCATCCTTGAGTGCGTGCTCGACCCGGAGACCCGCAAGCCCGTGTTCGAAAAGAGCGACGTCGATCGCCTGCTCGAGCTCCCCGCCGGCGGATGGTTCGATGACCTTAGCAAAGCCGTTATGGAACTGATGACCGAGGGAGAGAAGGCCGCAAAAAAATAAGAACCGACACCGAGCTACAAGTGGTGTTCTTCGTCGCGTCGGAGCTCGGGATGTCGGTGGAGACGGTTTTGGCAATGTCGGTGGAAGAGCTGCACGGATGGGTGGAGTGGTTCACCCTCCGAAACAAGGAAGAGAAAAAGGCCATGGAGGCCGCAAAAAGAAAGCGTTAGTTAAGTGAGCGATGCCCGTTAGCGATACGATCAAAGTCATACTGACCGCCGAGTCGTCGAAGTACGAAGCCGATATGAAGAAGGCGGCGACGGCGACGGCGTCGGTAGGCGACGCGGCGGTCAAGACTGCCGCGAAGCAAAAGACTTTAGAGCAGACCGTTAACAATATGAAAAAGGGCCTGAAAGATCAGGCCGGCGCGCTCGCGGCCTTATCCCTCGCCTTCGGCGACG